CAGCTAAAAAAAGTGTTAACCGCCAAGATGGAATAGTTCTTTCTTTCCCTATGGGTGTAGAAAAAATTCCTGAAGGCGCATTGGTAGCAACTAATGCAGCAGGTTACGCAGTTAATGCAACCGATACAGCAGCAAATGTTGTTATGGGTGTTGCAGACGAAACAGTTGATAACTCATCGACGGCTTCTCCTGCAGGAGCAAATGGACTTCGAAGAATCAAAGTTCGCAGAACTGGTGTTTTCACATTCGTATTTGGTGGCACTGCCACTATTGCAAACGTGAATGATCTTGTTTACGCAGTAGACAACCAAACAGTTGATTTAATTGGCGTGACAACTAATGACATGGTCGTTGGTCGTATCGTTGAATTTATTTCAGCAACTAAAGTTCGCGTTGATATTCGCGACAGAGCGTAAGAAAGGTAAGTAACAATGGCGTTAGGTACACCACTTTTACAACTAGGACTTAAAACTAATTTCTATGAAGGCTACGATAGTGTTCAATCGAATGCGGATAAAGTCGCAACATTCATAAAGAGTACAGCTCGTACTGAAAACTACGCTTGGTTGGGTTCAAACCCTCGTATGCGTAAGTTTAATGGTGAGCGTGCTCCTCAGAAACTACAAGAATACAACTATGTTCTTCCGAACGAAGAGTATGAAGCTTCTATTGAGGTTGACGAATCTGATGTTCAAGATGACCAAACAGGCAAATATGGTATTCAAGCAAAATCAATCGGTGCATCTCTAAAGACTTTCCCTGATGAACTTTTGTTTCAAACTCTATTGCCAGCAGGTAACTCAACTATATGTTATGACGGACAATATTTCTTTGACACAGATCACCCAATCGGTGAAACTGGCGCAGTTCAAAGCAATATTGGCTCAAGTGCTTTAGATGCAGCATCTTTTGCTGCAGCTCGTACAGTATTGCGTAAAATGCAAGACGACAATGCTCGTCCTACATATAACCAAAATATGGACTTGCTACTTGTTATTCCACCAGACCTAGAAAATACAGCGATGACAATTCTCAACGCTCAAGTTTTAGCATCTGGCGCAACTAACACGCTATACAATGCAGCTCAAGTTTTGATCGTGCCTTGGTTGACAGATACTAACAACTGGTATTTGTTAAACACTGCAGGTACTTTGAAACCATTCATCGTGCAAGAACGTGAATTTAAAGCTATGGATTCTCTCGAAGAGGGTTCAGCTGACTACTTCATGCGTCGCAAGAAATACTACGGTACTTTCTGGCGAGGTGCTGCAGGATATGGTCTATACCAAAAAGCTTACGCTTCAATCGTTGCAGGCGGTTAATGAGGGTAGGGGCAAGTAAAATTGCCCCTACTTTTTTCAATAAATAAAGGAACAACTATGACATCTATAAAAACTTACGAAATCGAATTACTCAAATCACTTGCATTGGGTGCTAAAAATACTATGTGGCGTAATGGTCGCGAGTTTGAGCATAAAATGCCTGTAATATTAGAACTTACCGATGATGAAGTAAAGGTGTTTGAAAATGATCCACGATTCAAGATCACAGTTACAAAAAATTCAAGATCAAAAAACGCGGGCGGAGATGTTGGAGAGGGCGAAAGCTTATCATCAGCAGCCGACGTTACCGATTCCGAAGAAACCGCTGAAAGTGAAATTGAAACTTCTGAGACTCAAGATGTTGAGTCGGAGGAAGAAACTGGCGATGAAGATGCGGAAGCTCTTAGCATCGACGAACTAAAAAGACTTAAAAAAGATGAGCTTATTTCTATCGCTAATGACGATCTAGGAATTGGTATCGCGGTCGACGCTACAAAGGCAGATATTGCTGAAGCTATAGTGGACGCTCGCTAACGATAGGATAGTAATGGCATTGGCTTTAGACCTTGATTATTCTTCATATCAAGACATTCGAGAAGAAGCCGGTCAACATCATTTAGTGAAAACTGAAATTCCTAGTGGAGTTGTTGATGGCACAAATACTGTTTTTTTTGTTGGGCGTACTTATATTGTTGATCGTAATTATAACGACCTGATAGATGTTGGCATAGCTAACGGCGATGTTATTGTATATGTGAATGAGATTGCTGTTGAAGTTACTGCTGTTGACCCTGTTACTGGTGCTATCACTTTAGATGCAGCGCCACAAGTCGACGACAAAGTGATAATAAATTATGCTTATTCGCTTCTCTCAGATATTAAAGTTGATAAATATCGTGCCGAAGCTATCGATTATGTGCATCGTAAAATTAACGGTATTATAGATTTTGGCGCTTGGGAAGGCGCTGATGTTCCTCCGCTAGTTCATACTGTTGTTAGGCTTTTTGCTGGCGGTCTCATACTTGTTCGAGATCAAGGTTTTAATACAGACACAGAAGATTCATCTAAAGATGGATATAAGAAAATTCAATCAGCGAAAAGTCTTTTGCAAGACTATTTGGATGAGATCAGTGACGCTGCAGGCTCAACATCACGCGTTTCTACTATTGGTGTAAGCGACGGCAATATATTTCGTCGTAACCCTGATTTGAGTAGCTGGAATAGCTGCACAGACAACACAGAATGCTTTATGCGAAATGACTGCTAATGATCGAGCTGTCTGCATCTATTGAAGGCGATAAAGAATTACATCGTACTCTCAATACTATTCCTAAAAACTTAGATAATTTTGAAGAGCCTTTGTTTCGAATCGGTTTAGAAATGCTATCGGCGTTTGATTCTAATTATGATTCTCGCGGTTCGCTTTTTAAAGCTAAATGGAAGCCACGCAAAGATAAAAAGAGCCACCCTTTGTTAGAAAAAACAGGCAAAATGCGTAGGTCTTTCACCTCGAAGCTTGGCAATAATTATGTCGAGCTGTATAACACTGCGGAATATTTTAAATATCATCAATCAAATGCGCCTAGAAAGAAACTCCCTCGTCGTGTTATGATGAAGATTGATGAGATTCGCAAAGTGTTTATTGTTAAAGCTTTCCAGGAGCACATTAGAAATTCGATAAAGAAAGCTAAATAATATGGCTGTACAAGAATACCGCGACCCTCTTTTAACAAAACTTATAAAGATGCTTGAAGCAAATGGTCCGAAAGAGCTAGTGGGGCATTATGTTCAAGGTGATGTTCTTGCTCCAAACAGAAGCGAACTTCCAGTTGTGTCTATTGCGCGTCAAGGAACAATTGTTAAAAGCGGTGGCACTATGCAAGATGTGCATACTAGCGCGATTGTTATGGCTGTAATTTATGACTGGACGCAAGATTTAGATCAAAGTTTTGACCTTGTTAGGGGTTCGACTGCATTATATCGCTTGATTGAAGAACGAAATGATGACTATTCTGCCAAAGAAAACACGCTAGTTTATGCTTTGAGAGCCTTTCAGAAGCTAGACGATAATGTTTTTATATCTATTCGCGATGAAGGATTAAGAGTTGATTATGGTTTGGGCTGGGAGAAGCGCGGTTCTAACATTTTTTCGGTTGAAGGCATACTAAGATTCAATATAGAACTAACCCAAGAGAAACCAAACTGGCAACCGTAATTAAAAATTTGATGTATGATTAAGATATAGGAGTTTGATATGGCTGAAAATATTAAAAAGATTGATAAAATTGAGAATCCTAAAGATGATATTGTGCGCGAGTATGATACTTATGCTTCGGTATTTCTTTTCCCTAGTGAAGGAATTTCAATAACTGCTGACTCGCTTGAGGATGCTCAAAAGATTTACGAGAAAACTTTAAAACAAAATAAGGAGTCGGACAATGACTAAAATTATTGGTAGAACAGGTGCTATTGGCATCGGTATTGAAGCAACTAAAGGTACGCCTGTTGCTGCTCAATATTGGATTCCAGTAGAAGGATATTCTTACGACGACAAAGTTGAGAAGATAAAAAACGAGTCTGCAATGGGTCGTATCGAAGAAATGAATGCTTCAAATATTATTAAGCGCTGGGGTGAAGGCGATTATGATGGCAAAATTTTCTTAAATAGTGTTGGTGCTGAACTTGTTGCTTTGTTTGGGCAAAGTCCTACATCAGTGCAACGTGCGGTCACTGGCGTTTATGATCACAGTTTTGCGCTTTTAAATAACAACAATCATAAATCTCTTACTCTTGCTTATAAAGATGATGTAGAGGAAGAAAGTTTCCCATTCGCAATGATCGATTCTTGGTCATTAAATGTTGCTGTTGATGATTATGTTAAACGTACTGTTTCGCTTATGGGTAAAAAGAGCGGTTCTGCTTCACATACTCCTGCGTTTGTTAACGAGGTAGAGTTTATTCCTAGCCAAGTAACATTTAAGATGGCAGATGCACAATCTGGTTTGGCTGCAGCTTCTGCAATTAACGTTACCAATTTCAGTATGGAAGTTAAAAAGAATGTAGAAACTATTCATGTATTGGGTTCAGAAGAGCCACAAGATGTTATTAACAAACAATTCAACGTGACTGGTAGCATCGAGCTTTACTTCGAGAACACTACATACAAAACTATGGTTATGACAGACCTTAAAAAGGCGCTGCGTATTCAAATGAAAGACACTGTTACCGATCTTGGCTCTGGACATAATCCTGAATTATATTTCGATCTTAACCAAGTAACATTCGACGAATTTGAGCGCGGTTGGGATTCTAACGACCCTCTTTCGCAAACATTAAGCTTTGAAGCATTATTCAATATGACTGACGCTGCAATGATTACTGCTCGATTGACCAATAGAATCGCTTCATATTAAGTAGACTACATACTGACGAAAGGAACATCATGTCAGAAGATAGAGAAACGCACGAGATTATTACGCCAGCTAAAGGCCATAAAGTAATTTTAAAATCGTGGATTAACGGACGTGAGAAGCAAGCGATTGACGG